GCGGCATCTTTCATCAACTGCATCTGCTGCTGCATCGCTTGCGCCTGCGCCCTGGCCTGCCTTATGGCATCCACTTCATCCCTGTTCCTCAGAAGCCTCGCCGGGACACCGGTAATGTCTGCGACATGCCTTGCCGTCTCGTCGAAGTCGAAGACGTCCAGCATTTCAGGGCTCACCTGGGCAAGTACTGACACGAACGAAAGAGCCCGCTGTATTGCGGCGACATCGCTCATTCGTTGAGCCCTGCTCATGGGAGACATGAATTCCACCTTGACAGGGCCTCCATACCTTTGAAGTATCGATGGCATCACTGGCAGTTTATTCTTCCTTGCCATAATGCCTATCACCCTCTTCGTCAAGGGTTCCAGGTATTCATGGACAAGCCGTGAATAAGTAGGCCCCAGCACCCTTATATTCTCTTCAACGCGCTGCATGACTTCCGTAGCGGTCATCCTGTCCGCCCTGACCAGCGATATCGCGTCATAGTAGAATGTCTCGTTGATTGACTGTTTTACGCCGGTTATAAGGTGTTCAGTGATAGGTATTGTTTGGCCGTCCACTACGTACAGCGGTTGAATTCTTTCCGCACCCTTGGCCCTTGTGTTGATGGCCCCCGGAGTGGCGTTCAATTCTGTCAGGTACGACTTGAATTCCACGTCAAGCGGAGGATTGATGATTTTAGAAGAAGCCTCCAGTACGGATTTCGTCATGCTGTTGACGGTCTTTACATCCGGCAACGCTTCCATGCCAGGGCCACGTCCGAATATCTCTCCCGGGGCGGTAGTCCATCTGGTCACGAAAGCCGGAAACTCGTAATAACCGGCCTCTTTCAATACATGTTTCCAGTCGAGAGCCAGCCATACTGAAGCATAAGGTTTGTCCAGTTTGTTGAACTTGTTGTAGTCATCCTTCGGGAATATTGCATGCAGTATTTTGATTTCTTCATCAGGATATTTCTCGGCTTTTTCGAGTATTGCCTTGTTGCACGCCTTTTCCCCGAATTGCCTGACTACATTCCTTGCCGACAATGAGAATTCCCTGAACAGGACATCCACAAAGCCATGCTCATTTTCGGCTATGACACATTGAGACACTGGCAGGCAATGGAACACTATATCCGGCTGGTTAGGATCTTCGTTGCTGTCCAGAAACAGTATCGCCGTCCCGAAAGCTATAAGGCTCAAATAAAATTCCTGGGCCTTCATGTGGAAATTGCTGGAGTTTATGGCTTCGAGACATATATCCTCGCATGACTGTACCCATCTCTGGACTTCGTTGTATTGCGCCAGTTCCCACGGTTGTATCTTCAGTGAAAGCCATCGTTGAGAGGGGTTGGTAAGCATCGAATGGAGAGTGGCTGCGAGCCTGTACAGGGCTCTGGTAGCCGTGGAGTCGTAAATGTTCGTATGCCTTTTCCCGCCACGTGCTTTTGGGTAAATATTTTCCACCGGGATAATGTATCTGGAGACATCATCCCAGTGAGTCATCCACGGGATACGGTAATTCTTCAGGTTCTCGTATCGTTCAAGAATCAGGTTAAAGTACCGTTCTTCCACCACCTACGCCCCCAACAGGGTCTTTCTTGAAACAGTAGTGCCTCCCATCAAACCAATGCCCGGTGTCAAGAGAGTTGACATGTACCCGCCTCTCCTGCGTGACTCTTGTATAGCGGCTCTCCTCTGTGCTTCGATACTTTCTATCGAAGCCTCTGTCTGAGTCATCTCCGGCGAGAGTACTGCTTTCTCCTGAACCTTTTGCTGTTGTCTGGCTATCTCTTCGGCCGAAGGCGGCTTCGGAGCACTCGGAGGATTGAGAGCCGAAACGGTAGAGGCTACCGCCGCAGCACCGGCCAACCATGGAAGTACGGGCCCAAGACTCATATATATTACCCCCTCTTCTAATATCGCTTTAATTACACGTGATTATACCAGATACAATTCATTTTGGAAAGGGTCGAAGTTATTTATGACTTCATGTTGTATGTCAGTATACTCTATTGGCGGACTTACGCCAAGGTCAGGATGGAACATATTAGCCATGCAGTCAAGCATATCGTCATGCATTTGAATATTAGGCAGGTAGACAGAGTATTCTTCCTCGATGAATTGTTTTACGACATCTACTTCGATACCTTCCCAGTTGCGCTTGATTATCGACCTCGGAAGCAATACACGTCCTTCCTTGAAGGGCGAGATAAGCCACGCTATACGTTCTGCTTTTGCTACCTTGAGGCTTAGCGGGATGATGTTGAATACGAAATTCACCTTGTTCTGGACATACTGGATGTGTTCTATATCCGCCTGCATGGAGTATTGTTCGTATCCCACAAGAATAGGCCGATATTTTTTCACCAGCGAGAAAAGTGTGCTTGTTCGCTCTTCAAGGTTCAGCTTGTCCCTGACCATATCTATGACGCGGTACACTTCGTCGGACCCTACGCCGAAGACAATCATCACTGTGTAGTCCCGGTCCTTTTTCTTCGTCCCAGCAGGATCTACGACAATGTATACATTAAGTCCCTCTGTGTTGTAGTTTCCGGTAACCGGGTCGGGATCCCAGAATTTGAGCCATTCGAGTCTGAAGGACGATTCTACGGCCGCCGACGGATTAAGAAGGATCTGGCATGCAAACGTATGCGGACCCATGGTCTCTTTCTTTTTCGCAAGCTCTTTTCTGTCCCAGTAGACAGGTGTCCCGTCAGGGAGCACTCCGGGGTATACCCTCGGTTTCGCAGCTGACCTTTTGATGATTTCCCTGTACGTATCCATCAGTGCCCACCTTGTGCCTATGTAGCGTATTTTACCCCCCGCCTTCGACAGGTTGAGCGAGTCGGCCCATGCTGAAGTGGTCTTTTCCACCATTTCCGTCGTGCTTACGCTTTCACGTGTCACGACGTCGTCGTATACCATAAGGTCAAAGTGCCTGCTGGTAGGTTGGTTATCGACCAACCCCCACGCTTCCACGGTAGCTTCTTTGGGGTTTTTCTCACGCTTGACGAGTATGGCGTCGTTTGTCCATTTAGGTGAATCCCTCTTAGGGTTCTCGTAAAGCACATCAGGAAACAGTTGCTTGAGGAATTCGTTGGATTCCAGTTCACGTTTTATCTGTTGCAGGAAGCCTTGCGCTATTTCACGCTTGTGGGAAAATATCGCTATGGTTATATCAGGATTATTTAATATTTCCTGGATAGTCAATCCGAAGGTGATTATGGAGCTTTTGTAATGTTCGCGGGCCCATAGGTCGAGGTACCCGTTAGGTTCGTCCTGCACTTCCCGGCACCGCTCGAAGCCCCAGTCCTGGTTGAAGGTAGCTCTTGGAGGCTTGTCTATATCCTTTCTCCCGAGGACATAGACCAAAAGAAAGAAGAGGTCACTGCGACAAAGGGCTCTTATAGCCTCTATGGCCAGGCGGTCATTGTCGAGCTCCCGTATTTGCTTGAAGAGTTTAAGATAAAAATACTTGGCCTTCAGCTTAGGCTTTAACCACGTTAATTTCCTCAAGCTCTTCCTCCAGCTGGACTACCATCTTCTCGACAAAGTCCCTTGCGGCTTTCAGGCGGTCCTTTTCTTCGGCTTCGTCTATCTTTTCTGCGATTTTAGCCCTCAGGTCTATGAGCTTATACAGCGAAGCAGCGTCTTTTTCGGTCTTCTCCGGGCGCTTCTGAATGCTTTTGATGATGTTGTCTATGGTTTTAAGCGTTTGCCTGTTAAGGGAGCTGGAGTCTATCTGCTGGACTATTTCACCATCAGGGGTGACGATGTTGTTAAGCTCCCTCGCTATACGTGCGTCCCAGTTATATTTTTTAGACCAGTTCAGTATAGTGGGATAGGATACTCCGCCCATATCCTTGTGGACTTTGTTGATACTTCTTTTAGGGCCGAGAGCATAGTAGTAGTCGAAGTACTTTTGCACATGCTCTGGCATCTGAATTACGTATTCCATGTGGTTTACTGTCTTTTCTTCCAGAACCATTCACCATCCTTGCGGTATTTTACAAAAGCAAAAAACGCGCCTATAAAGGCCAAAGCCAGGACAGCCTTAAGTATCTGACTCCATACGGGTCCTTCAAGGATCATCCGGGTCACCTCCCCTTTTTCTTTTCACCCTTGCCTACAGGGCTATTCGGGTGCTGACTGTTCCAGATACGCGCCGCTTTCTTCTGCGCAGCCTCTTTTGATAACCCCTCTTTAATAAATTTATCTCTCATCTTCTCGTAACCTTTTGGCATCCTTGGGCACCTCCAATTCAACCCAAAGTTCATATTTGGGCTTTGACTTGGTGTTTTTATTCAGCCTTCCGGAGAGCTTATGTTTTCTGACATTCGGCTCAATCATCTTTTACCTCCCCTGTCCTGAACAAAGTACAGTAATCAGCATAATTATTCCCTACTCCACTAGCGTTACTCCAAACACTTGCAGGTACCCACTGAGGTACAGGTGCTTCACACTTACCCGACACTGCATTGAACCATAAACACTCTCTACAAGTCAGTTATTATCCCCCCCTTAAGTAAATATAATAGCAACTTACTCTACGCTGTCAAAACAGGCCATCTTTTCACGACAAGTCCAAATACGCCTCAAGGGGTACCCCTTATTTTGCTTTTAAGCCACTTTTCCCGCTCTCTAAGCTATCCTCTTTGT